GGAGCTCTCTATATAGAAAGCAATTATGATCATGGCACTGGTACAAATATAAAGGCTGTATTTAAGGCATATACTAGATCTTCGGCCGGGTCAACTGTAATCACTAGTCCTAACACAACATTTTCTACTACAGGAACTATAAGAGCAGCAGTGACTATTCCAGGTGCATCAGGATATACAACAACCGGAAATATTGTAACAACAGCAACTGGTTCAGTTGCACTTCTTGCTACAGCCATCAATAGCTCAAATATTCCATATATCAGCGCATCAATCAATAATAATGGAACTATATCCATTTCACACACCAGTGGCGGAGAAATACTTCTCAATGATCCGCGTGGAGTATTGGCATCTTCTGGAATTACCACAAGTACAACTAATCTATACACAACTGGTGATTTTGATACATATGGTCTTAAGGCAAGCAATTGGAAACCTCTAGAATTTACAGCAAGTCCTGTTCCAATTTCATCATTACCAACTAATGGACAGCTCTGGTACGATGGCAATATTTTAGATGTTGACATCATGATTAATGATGGTATCAATTGGAAGGGATATAAAGATTATTTTCCTAACACAAATCCAACAGGTCCAATAGTATCGGCAACTCAGCCAACTACACAAAGTGATGGTACTCCATTGGTCACTGGTGATATCTGGGTCAGTCTCGTGAATGGAACTGAGCAGTATGGCAAAGAAATCTACGTATACGACGGTGCTAACTGGAATATTCAGGATGTAACTGACCAAACATCGCCAGATGGTTGGATTTTCGCAGACGCACGATGGGCAACAGCTGGTGCATCAAATGCGGCATCAACTATCGTAGATTTACTAGTCAGTAATTATGTTGATCCAGATGCTCCAGATCCAGTAGAATATCCGCGTGGTATGAGATTATGGAACCTTCGTCGCTCAGGATATAACATTAAACAATATGTCCGTAATTACATCAACTTAAATGCTACCAATATTCGCCGATCGGAATCAATGGCTGGTTATGCTCCAAATCGTTGGGTTTCAGTAAGTCCAAACAACGAAGATGGATCAGGCACATTTGGGCGTTATGCGCAGCGAGCATTCATTGTAAAGTCAATGAAGGCAACTCTTGATATCAATACTGCAATCAGAGACACTGACTCATTGAATTTTAACTTGATAGCAGCTCCTGGTTATCCAGAAGTAATTCAAAATATGATTTCACTTAATGCTGACAGAGGTCTGACTGCATTTGTTATCGGTGATACTCCTCTTCGTTTGACTCCAGATGCGACTTCACTAACACAATGGGCAATGAATTCTAATGGAGCATTAGATAACGGTGAAACTGGACTAGTTAGTTACAATGACAATCTAGCTGTTTATTATCCAAGTGGATACACAACAGATTTGGCTGGAAACTACATAGTTGTTCCACCAAGTCACATGATGCTACGTACATATGCATTAAGTGACCAACAGAGTTATCAATGGTTTGCTCCTGCTGGAATTCGTAGAGGAACAATTGACAATGTGAGTTCCGTGGGATATATTGATCGAGCTTCTGGTGAATTTAAAATAGCAGGCTTATCATCCAATGTCAGAGATGCAATGGCACAAAATGGACACATTAATCCAATTGCTACTTTGACTGGAGCAGGAATTGTTGCATATGGCCAATATACTCGTGCTAATGTAGCAAGTGCTCTGGATAGAGTTAATGTTGCAAGATTGGTTTGCTACCTTCGTCGTCAGTTAGACATACTTTCACGTCCGTTCTTGTTTGAACCAAACGACAAGATCACTCGCAACGAATTCAAGAATGCTGCTCAGAGTCTGTTGTTAGAACTAGTAGGACAACGCGCACTCTATGACTTCATCGTAGTATGCGATGAGTCGAATAACACAGCGGCCAGGATTGATCGCAGTGAACTTTGGATGGATATTGCAATTGAACCCGTAAAGGCAGTTGAATTCATCTACATTCCACTACGTCTAGTCAATACTGGATCAATTAAAGCTGGTACCTATACCTTAGCTTAATAAAAGATTAGGGGAGAGTTCTACTCTCCCCTTTTCCATATCCACTTACTACTTCCACAATCCCATATGCGTAAATATCCCTGGGCCAACCTATTTTCATACTCGGTCAAATTGATATCATCATTTTTGTTTTTTCTAAGTTTGTATCTATGAATTCTAGATCTTTCTTTTAGATTAATATACCAATAATTCAATCCGGTATCTTTTGCTTTTTCAAATCCCAATGTTTGATATAAATTGCCAGTTGACCATCTTTTATCGGCAAAAGAAATTATTTCCTGTGGAGAGTAATTATTAATAAATGATTTTAAAAGTTTCCCAGCGCCTCCAATTACAGTCGTATCTAACATTGAACAAAATCTAAGAAGTTCCCAGTGATTAATTTTTGCTATATGCCCCTTGGCTCTACTCAATGTAGAAAATGTCATCAATGATACCAAATTGCCTTCATATTCCAACCCAATTGCTATACTTGACCTAGCATGTCCTTGGATGTGAAACTTTTCTAAAAATTCTCTTTCTTTATTCTTAGACACGGTAATCAATTTACATTTTCTTGCATGAATTTTAAATTGATTGACTCCTAGTAAGTTTTTAATTCTACTTTTTACTACTTCCTGTCTGTTATCCCACTCGTCCTCGAAAACATGAATTAATTTGATATTCTGTTCAGATGCAGAAATAGTTTTATTGTAATGATATGTTTTTTCTAGGCGCAAATCATTATGCCAATATAAGCCATCAAATTCAAATCCAATATTATAATCTGGACAAAAGATATCTATTTGTTTTTTATTTTTTAAGATGAAATTACTGACTACTTTAACTCCTAAACTTTCAATAAAATTACGAAGGTCAGTTTGTTTTAATGATCCTGATGAAATTCCACCACAAATATAACACGGCGTTCCTGTATTCCTAATTCTCCATTTTGCAGTTTCACTGGGAATACTGCTAAGTGTATCACATGTCCTGCATTTGATCTCAAGAATCAAGTTTGGATTTTTATACAGTTCAATTTTATCTTCAGGAGAATTTATGTTTAATAATTCAATTGAGTCCGGAAAAATTATATTCCACTTGGCAAATCTATCATTAACGGATTTCTCAATAAACTCATTACTCTTAAAATAATTATCAACGCCATGTTTTTTTAAGTACGTGTTCTTGCATTTCTCAACATGATCTGAGAGTTGACTAACATTTTGAATTCCATATTTTTCTAGAATAGTAGTTTTTGCTTTTTTGTTTAATTCCGGAACACGCTCTTTGATTTTTTTTAATGAATATTCTGACACCTTAGCTCCATATTTTTGTACCATGGTGTCTATTCTCTTGTCATGGATTATAGGCAATTTGCCAACATTTGAGACTCCATAACGATCAATACAGGTCTGTTTTCTCTTATCAACAATTTCTGGAATTTTATCTTTTAACAGAACAGTGCGGCAGGCGGTCGAGCATGTTTTTTTTCTTAAAAATTTTATAGGATTGTTGCACACACTGCAATAGGGACTACTCTCATTGACAAGACAATCAATTGCTATTGATAATTTTACTAATGGATATTCTGTCTCGATCCACTCAATATAATTATTTTTTTTTGCAATTCTAGTTCTCCATTTTGGAGGAGTATCCGTTAGTATCTTTTTAATGATTTCTTTCATGATAATTCTCAATTTTCTATAAAACTATTTAGTAATATGTGATTACTTTGCGTAAATTTTATCAGAAAATCGGCATGTTCACAAATTTTAATTTTGTATAAATATTATTAATGCACAGCACAAAATAGTGCCATAGTCATAAATACAAAGAATAAGGAGCATAACAAAATGGCAGTAGCGAGTTTAAGCAAATTGACGGTCCCATTACCGGCCGGTCAAAGCTCACCTAACCAGGGCTTGTTAATGCCAAAGCTCAAGTATCGCTTTAGAGTGACACTCCAGAACTTTGGTATTACATCACCATCGACTGAAATTACCAAACAAGTAATGACCTGCACACGACCAGACGTTGAGTTTGAGCAGATTGTACTTGATGCATATAACAGCAGAATCAAGCTTGCTGGTAAACATACATGGGCAGACATTACACTAGTTGTCCGTGATGACGCATCGGGAGCAGTTAGTAAACTTGTTGGCGAGCAAGTTCAAAAGCAGTTTGACTTTTTTGAACAATCAAGTGCTGCATCTGGCATTGATTATAAGTTTACTACACAAATTGAAATTCTAGACGGTGGCAACGGCGCTTACGAGCCAGTCGTTCTAGAAAGCTTTGAGCTTTATGGATGCTATGTCAAAAAGGCAACATATCAGGGCGGCGATTATAAATCGAATGAACCAATGGATATAAGCATTGCAATCTCATATGACAATGCAATTCAGTTAAACTCGGCTGGTAATCCAGTAGGTATTGGCGAAAATGTAGGCCGCCCGGTTACTAGATCAATGGCAACTGGTTAATATTATTCACATTATTAAGAAGGGCCCTTGGAAACAGGGGCCTTTTTTATTGAATAAATAATCACATGCCTAATGTTAATTCCTACTTAACTCAACAACCTGGAAATGTAAATCTTAAAGATTTTGCACATGCCAGTCGTCTTTATCTAGACCAAGCATTTGCTCTTACTCCAAAAGCTGGCTGGATATATTATGCAGTATTTGACATAGAAACTTCTGTTGTCAAGGACAAGGCATGGGCAAACAGACGCAGAATTGAACAAGTAGGAGCATTAATAAAAGGCGCTGACTTACCTAGATATCAAGTAAACACGGAAACTGTTAATCAGTATAATAGAAAAACGATTATACAAAAAAGCATCACATATTCTCCTGTAAGTCTTACGATGCATGATGACAGCGCAAATACCGTGCATAATCTATGGCTTAATTATTACAAATATTATTATAATGATCCTAACCTAGGCGGATCGCTGGGAACAAATAGCATATTTGGAACAGCGCGAGACAACAAAACTGGAGCATACGGCGACACAAAATACAAGTCATCGGATGAACTATTTACTCCTACTGATTACGGTCTTAAAGACGGAGCCAATCTGCCATTTTTTAGATCAATTACATTATACCAGCTTAGTAGGCAGCTTTTCACGAGTTATCAATTAGTTAATCCTAAAATAAAGTCATGGGACCATGATCGCATGGATCAGACTCAAGGAAATAGAATGGCCGAAAGCAAAATGACATTGGAATACGAGGCGGTATTCTATGGTAGTGGCAGGGTCAGGAAAGATCAGCCAACAGGATTTGCAGTATTTCAGTATGATAACAGTCCGAGTCCATTGGGCACAGGCCGTAATGGAATCCTAGATGATATAGTTGCCGGAGCTGCCGAAATATTTGGCGATGCAACTGGATTGTTCAATGGCGATGGATCTAATATAATTCAAAATATTGGCAGTAATTTATTACAGGATGTTATTGGCAAGGCACGAGGAGAATACAGAGTTAATGGATACTCTGCATTGAATAGCATAGGTGATGGTGTAATTAAAGGAGCACTAAACGGTTTAGGATTAAATTTGAACTTAAACTTATCTGGAAATTATGTTACCACCGGAGAATTAGCAGCTACCGCTGTATCTGTATTGACAGGCGCAGCAATCGGCCAAGATCGAAATCCATTCAACTCATATATTCCAAACATAAGCAATGTTCCTCCCACTAGTGCAGATCCTGGATCAATGGCAGACTCTTTCTTAAATTCCCTAGGTGGAACATTCAATAAAACTCCTCCAGTGTCTTCGATTTTACCAGTAACCGACCAAACTCCTGCAGGAAATACAGTTGCACCAGGACAATATTTTGATTCTCTTCCGCCAATAGTAGTCGAAGACATTAGTGGTATTACAGGTGGATTGACGGCAAATAGTCCAATGGAAGATTTGATTAGTGCAAAGCAACAAGTAGATTCGGCATACTCTGCTGCAAATGACCGTGTTGCAAGAGAAGCACTGGTAGGTGATAATGTTAATAAAGTTATCAGAAGCGTAACATCTCCTCAGGAATACACAGTAGTAAGATCAGAAGCTGGAACTAGAGTACAGACTAGTGTATCACAGCAGCAACAAGTTGTTGACTATTATGACCCTGAATCACAGGCAATGAGGGACCTTATTGACTTCGTTGAGACTAGGGATAATAGCTCTGAAGCAGTGAGTAATTCATCTGGTCCAATCAGTGATATTCCGTTGCCAGATGGTCCAGGCACTAATTAGGATTATATAAATGAATTACTATAATAATTTACCATCGACAAAATCAACCAAGGACAGTGCGCAATCAACTGTGAACATTCTTGACAATTATAATAAAAATCCAATTCAAGTAGATGCATCTACATATGATGCAATGATTGCATTTTTTGAATCAAAAAGTTTTGGAAAAAGTGCCGCTGAAAGCATGACGAGCGTGATAATCAGACAGGCAAAACTGGACGGTCTTAATCCACTTACAATCATCGAAACGCTGACTGGACTGGGTGAACTGCAAATAAGCAATCTAGTCACCGAGATTGTAAATTATAATAGGTATAAAACTAGTAGTATTGGCTATGCATCTCCATTTTTACCATCGGAAGAAATTTCTAGGAACATTGCAGCATGACAATGAAGTTTTCTCAAGGATCATACAAATTAAAAAATCCTGAAAAATACATTGGATTAGGAACTCCTAGGTATCGCAGTTCTTGGGAAATTTCAGTCATGAGAATGTGTGATGAGAATCCTGCAATACAACAATGGGCAAGTGAGTCCATAAAAATTCCATATCGAGATCCATTAACGGGAAAACAAACTGTATATGTTCCAGATTTTTTAGTTGTATATGTCGATAAAAATCAAAAAAAGCATGCCGAATTGTGGGAAGTTAAGCCAAAGAATCAAGCTGTATTAGAATCTGTTGGAAAAGATAAGTATCGACAAGCAAATTATATTAAAAACATGGCCAAGTGGGAAGTTGCCACTCAATTCTGTAAAAAAGCCGGACTCAAGTTTCGAGTGATCACAGAAGAGGAGTTATTTCACATGGGCGGTAAAAAACGGTAAATAGCATATGACAAAAAAATTGGAATCAATATTAAATCTACCGGTTCAGGATTCTGAACCCGTGCTTTCTCCTAAAAAAGTAAAGGCCGCCAAGGTAGTCAATCTCAAAGACAGTCTTGAAAGCCTTGACAAAATCAGTGCAGCTCTGCCTAAAGTAAAAGGCCTGGGAGATGCCAGTGATGGTGAACTAGACGAGTTGGCCAAAAAAGCAGAAGAAGCATTTGATGATCTCATGGATCTAGGAATGAACGTAGAGGCAAAATATGGCAGCAGGATGTTTGAAGTGGCAGGTAATATGCTCAAAACAGCAGTAGATGCAAAGAGTGCAAAGATTGATAAAAAATTAAAAATTGTTGAATTACAGCTTAAAAAGTTAGCGATTGACAAAAAAACAACCGATGTGCCTGATGATCCAGTTGAAGGCAAAGGCTATATCGTCACGGATCGAAACAGTCTCCTGGAAAAACTCAAGAGAATCGATAAATAATTTACAGGAAACCACTATGAAAAGTTTTAAAGATTATCTATTTGAAAGCAAAAAAACCTACTCGTTTAAGGTAAAGATTGCAGGCGACGTTACAAATGAGGAAGAGACCAAGCTTAAGAGTCTGTTGGAAAAATATCAGATTGTTGAATTTTCAAAATCAACAAAAACTCCAGTTCAGGCACTTCCCCTTGATTTTCCCAGACTATCAAACACCGAAGTTAACATCTGGGATATCACACTGGATTATCCAGTAACTTCCCATGAACTGATTAATTACCTAGGAAATGGATTACGAATCAATGAGCAAAGAATTGTTGTGAGGAATCCAAATGAACCAAGTGAGGAATATCAATCACCTGGCAAAACATATGATGGTCCACTTTTGACTGATTCTACTTATAAAGAGTCTCCAAATGCAAACTTTGACGAATACTATGGCGACAAATATAATGCCAATTTTGTAAAAACATTGAGTGATGATCTTAAAGAAAAGCAAAAGGCTCGAGGAGAAATTCGTCCTACAGCAGATTCTTCAGAAACTTCTAACGGTATTCCACAAAATAATGTCAGCCCAGTTGGCTCAAGAAAAGGAAAATAATCATGGAAATGATCAACGTACTCAAAAGATTGGCCGAGTTGGACTCTGGCAACCCAAATGTAGAAAACAGAATGACTGTTGATACTCCACTCGCAACCGTATCAAATGTATATGAAGATACAAATTCTGTTGAAGAGTGTGGTGATATGCCTGCCCCATCCGCTGCTCCACACTCTGCTGCAAATATCAGCGTAACTGCAAATAGTGGTGACGAAGTTGCAAGTATGTTAAAAAGTTTGATGGCGTTATCTGGATTATCAAATACCTCATCAATGCCTTCACACAAAGAGATTGAAGTTTCATCTCCACATGCTGCTGAACCAGTTGGAGATATGGCTAGCGTTCTTTCTATGGTAGACAAAATGGACGGTCCTTCTGATAAGATTGATATTGTTGGCGATGATCTTGCCGCCGACGAAGAAACAGATGAGGGCTTTAAGGACACTATCAAGAAAACAGGCATGGCCGCAGCATTGGGCGCCACTGCACTTGCTGCAGGAGGAATGGCCAAGGGTGCATATGATTATCATAAAACAGATCCAGCCACTGGAATGTCACGAGCAGACATGGACAACATGGTTGGTAATAATTACTCCAATCGTAAAAGTTACTTTGGCAGTAATAATGAAGGCGGTATGGAAGAAGAAAGCTGGGATAATAGTCCTGAACAAGAAATTGAACCACATGACTATGGTGATAAACAAGTTAAACCAAAACAGCAGGGATTTGCGCAGAGAATAGGCGATAATCCTTACAAAATGGCACATGAATCAATTAACAATCTTTCGTCTCAGCTGCTAAAAGAATATGAGGCGTTTAAAAACGCACAATAATAAAAAGGAAAGGAGAGTAGATTGTATGTGATCTACTCTCTTTATCAGATACTTATATGGCAGCAGACAATTCATTAATTAAAACAGCGCACAAAAAACAGGTATTTACCGAACAAGACTTAATAGAATTTGCAAAATGCCTTGAAGATCCTCATTATTTTCTTGATAACTACTTTCATATTCAACATCCAACAAAAGGCAAAATGTCCTATACGGCATTTGAATATCAAAAAAGATTAATAGACAGTTATCACGATAATAGATTTAATGTGAACATGCTTCCAAGGCAGACTGGCAAGACCACCACTGCTGCTGGATATCTTCTATGGTATGCAATGTTTATCGACAATAGTACAATTCTAGTAGCAGCGCATAAACACACCGGTGCTATGGAAATCATGTCTAGGATTAGATATGCATATGAACTATGTCCAGATAGTATTAGAGCAGGCGTTACTAGTTACAACAAACAAAGTATTGAGTTCGACAACGGTTCAAGAATTGTAGCGCAAACTACTACGCCAACGACTGGCCGAGGTATGTCACTATCATTACTCTACTGTTTAGATGGAGACACTACTGTAAGAATACGCAATAAAAATACACTGGTCGAAGAAGATATTTCACTTGTCGATTTATATTCAAGAACATACAATGCGAATCAAATAATCACATGACGAGTTTGCATTATTAAAACACAGGGACATAAAAACGTACTATGTGTGGGAAGATTCGGCAGAATCCGATGTTGAGAGATTATTATGTTTGCTGAAAACAATGAATACGAAATATTAACCCCGGACGGCTGGAGAGATTTTAGGGGAGTTTCTAAAACTCCCTCAAAGCCAACAGTGACAATTATGATAAAAACTGGAGAATGCGTTTCTGCAACAGAACAGCATACCTTTTTTTCATATGGTGTAAAAGTTCAATTAAAAGATCTCAAAGTAGGTGATTTTATTGACACCGTTCACGGTTTATCAGAAATAACTAACCTAACAAAAAATACTAATGTAGATGTTTTTGATATCATTGAAGTTGATCAATCAGAACACAAGTTTATCGTAAATGATTGTTTTATAACAAAAAATTGCGACGAATTTGCCTTTGTGCCTCCTAATATTGCAAGCGAATTTTGGACATCTATTTCTCCAACTCTTGCCACAGGTGGTAAAGCAATTATCACATCCACTCCAAATAGCGACGAAGATCAGTTTGCAGTAATTTGGAATGAGGCCAATAAGAGGGAAGACGAATATGGAAACATTCAGGCAGTAGGGAAAAACGGATTTTCTCCATTTAAGGCGCACTGGAGCGAACATCCCGAGAGGGACGAAAAGTGGAAAAATGAAGAGTTAGCACGTATCGGAGAGGAACGATTCAGACGTGAGCACGAGTGTGAGTTCTTGGTATTTGAAGAAACATTAATAAACTCGTTAACTTTATCAGATTTAAATGACCTAGGCCGTGAGCCTAAAATGAAAATGGGACAAGTTCGATGGTATGAGGATATTAATCCTAATGCATCACATATCATCAGCTTGGATCCATGTCTAGGCACAGGCGGTGATTTTGCCGGAATAGAGGTTTTTGAATTGCCTGGATTTAAACAGGTAGCAGAGTGGCATCATAACACTACTCCGATACAACAGCAAGTGCGAATTATGAGAGATATTTGTAGATACATCGATGATCAATGCACTGCACGAGGAAGCAATAGCAGTATATATTATTCAGTGGAAAATAATACAATCGGTGAAGCTGCGCTAGTTGCAATAAACGAACTAGGTGAAGAAACATTTCCAGGATTATTCTTAAGTGAACCTATTAGAAAAGGCCATGTTAGGCAGTTTAGAAAAGGATTTAATACCACGCATAAATCAAAAATATCAATCTGCGCTAAATTAAAACAACTTATTGAATCTGGCACTATACAAATTCACTCTAAGCCATTAATTAGTCAGTTAAAAGCTTACATATCCAAAGGACTAGGATTTGAGGCAAAAGTAGGCGAACACGATGACTTGGTTGCTAGTTTATTATTGAATATACGCATGATTATGATGTTACAGGAATGGGATCCTAGTATTTACGAAAAGATCCATGAACATGCAACCGATGATGCAATACTTCCTTTACCTATCTTTATTGGCTAATCTTGTATAAATACCTCTATG